AAGCCAACGATTACCAGTTGGAGCCGTTGAACGGTATTGCTGGCGGTATTCCTAGTCCGCGCACGTTGGTTCGCGCCGTTAACGATTACTGGTTCCCTACCGCTGGGCAGGAAGCTACCGTACAAATCGTCGGAACGTTCGGTTGGGCTGCTATCCCTGACGCGATTGAGCAAGCATGTATTTTGCAGTCCGCACGGTACTTCAAGCGGGGCGATAGCCCGATGGGCGTGGCCGGCTTTGGTGAGGGAATGGGCGTTGTGCGGTTGTCACGTATTGACCCTGACATTGCAACTTTGTTGGAGCCGTATCAGCGCGTCAGGATGGCGTAATGTCTGTCGATATTCAGGCCATTAGGGAGCGCATAGCAATTAATCTTGCGACTATCGCGGGTTTGCGCACCGAAGAGAACGTGCCGGATGTGGTTAATCCTCCGGTGGCCGTTGTCGCTTTGGAGCAGATTGCTTATGACGGTGCTTTCCAGCAAGGTTTGACCACTTTAGAGTTCAACATTTTTGTTGTTGTGTCACGCGCTTCGGAGCGTATGGCTCAACGCAAGCTCAACCAGTTCGTTGCACCTACCGGGACGTTCAGCATCAAGTCTGCGGTAGAATCGGATAGGAGGCTTAACAATCTCGTCGCGGATTTACGAGTTCGTAGCGTGACCAACATAGGCTCTCTGCAACTGGATGATCAAGAATATATGGCGGCTGAATTTGCTGTCGTTGTTTATGTATAAGGAGAAATAAATTGGCAAAGTATGTAGTTACAAGCCAAAAGGTTAGTGTGAACGGAAATGACGTTTCTAACGCTTGCGCCCGCGCTGAGCTTGTGCTTAACGCTGCCGAGGTTGAGACGACAGACTTTGGTTCCGCTGGTTGGACCGAGGTTGTCGGTGGTTTGAAGAGTGGTCAGTTGACCCTTGATTTCCACAGCGACTTTGGTGCTGGCGGGGTCTCCGCCCTCTTCCAAGACCTTGTTGGCACTATTGGTACGTTTGTGGTTATTGCTAACGGAACAGCCGCTTCGGCTCAGACGCCCGCATATTCCGCAACCGCGTTGATTAACAGCTTCACCCCCGTCGCTGGTGCAGTCGGAGATTTGGCTACGTTCAGTGTGACGTTTCCAACCACCGGCGCTGTCGGCTACGGAACTGCTTAATTGTTGTAAGCTAACGGTATGAGAATCAACCTACACATTCAGTTCGCGGACGGCACGGCAAAAACAGTTACCTGTGGCGCTGCTGACCTTGTTGCTTTTGAGGACAAGTACGGCATTAGCGTTACGAAGTTGGCTGAGGAAACTCGGATCGGCTGGTTGCTCTTTTTGGCGTGGCACTCGGAGAAGCGCACTGGCAGTACCAAAGCTGAATACGACAAATGGCTTGAGACAGTAGAAACTGTGGGGGAGTCTGAAGAAGACCCAAAATAGTTGGCCTGGGTGAGTCTTCAGCTCACTGGTACATCGCTGGTATAGCTGCTGAGACGGGTATTAGTCCCAGAGAGTTGCTACAACTTGATGACAGGATGCTTTGGACTATCCAGAGATGGTTAGTTGCAAGGAACCTGCCTAGGTATTAGGAAGCCGCCCCTTCGGGGGCGGTTTTCTTTTGGGTAGAATGGTTATAGGCGTTAGGCGGGTTTATGGCGGAGTATCGCATTGATATCAATTACAGCGATTTAGCGCGTTTGGTGAACCGTCTTAATAAGATTGAGCCTGACCTTAGCCGTGTGATGCGATCCGAGTGGAAAGAGATTGTTGAGCCGGCTAGGGCGCGTTTGACTGCGACGTTGAAGGCTGGCCCTAACCCACCTTTGTCGGGTATGCGTAAACGTGGTTCACCGGTGTCTAAGACGTGGAATAACAGGGGCCAGTCGTCTCGTGTGCAAACGCAGGTGCGCGCGGGCAACAAGGTTATATCCGGTATGCGTAATCAGACGATTTTGCGATTGGTGATTCGGTCTGCTGCGACGATCATTGCGGATATGGCTGGTCGTGGTGGAAAGTTTATGACGCCTGCCGGGACGAAAACAGACTGGTATGTGTATACAAACCCGTTGTTTGCTAATGCTTATGGCCCGAATAGTAAACCTGGTTTCCGTCGCCATACGGTGACAAGCCAGGGTGAGATAATGATAAATAGGCTTAATTCGCGTTGGGGTGGTAGCCCTTCCCGTAAAGCTTACCCGTCTGTTGAAAAGTCTTTGCCTTCGGTTCGGGAAAAGTTGGCTGAGAACATTGGTAATTATATTGAGTTGACTAACAGAGAGTTAGGTCCGTAAACATGGCTAAAGAACGACCGTTATCTATAGCCGTTATCCTGGGCACAAAGGGTAAGGGTTTACAGGAAGCCATCAAGGACACTAAGCGTCTTGCAAGTCAGTTAACTGGGCTTGCGGACACTGCCGCTAAGGCTGCTGTTGGTTTCGCCGCGTTCAAGGGTGGGCAACTTGTTGCTAACTTTGCGCGTGATTCGATTGAGGCTGGTCGTGATCTTCAGACAAACCTGAATGGTTTGCAGTCTGTGTTTGGTTCTCTTACACCGCAGATGGTGGAGTTCACTAAGACAACTAATGGTATTGGTTTGTCGATGGGCGAGGCCGCCAAGGCTGCAACATTTATTGGTTCGGTGCTGAAACAGTCCGGTTTTGCTATGGACGAGGTTGCCGAGCAGACTCAACGTTTGACCCGTTTGGCTGCTGACCTTTCGCTGACGTTCGGTTATGACGTTCAAGAGTCGTTGCTTGCAATGACCGCGTTGTTCCGTGGTGAGTATGACCCGATTGAAAAGTTCGGTGTCGCCATGAAGCAGTCCGAAATTGATTCGGAGAAAGCTGCGCGTGGTCTTGATGGTTTGAAGGGTGCCGGTGAGCGTCTTGCCGATCAGCAGATTCGGTTGGAGTTGCTGTATGAGCGTGCTGGTGACTCTATGGGCGCTTATGATCGTCAGGCGGGTAATCTTCGGGTAACACAGGATACTTTGCGGGCTTCGTTTGCGACGATGCAACAGATTCTTGGTACGGCAATGTTGCCGGCTGTTGCTGACCTTACCAAGTCTTTGATTCCACTGGTTGAAACTATTGGCCCAATCCTTGCTGCGGCTATGCAAAAGGTTGTGCCTTTGCTTGTTGCCTTTTCTCAAAACACTGATGGTATTACTCGCACTCTTGTTGATTTGATTAAAAGCATTGCGGTTGTTACCGTGTTTATGGCGAACCTTGCAAAACTTATCATTGACAACATTGACGTAATTAGAACCCTTGTTGTTGTTCTTGGGGTTTTGGCCACCGGTTTGTATGCTTTGCGTATTGGCGTGGCCGTTTTCGTGGCTTTGCGAACTACCGCGCAAGCGTTTGGTGTTACGGTTGGCGCTGCTACTTGGGCCGTTAAGGGTTTGAAAAGGGCAATTTTCCTTATCCCTGTTGTTGGTTGGGCTTTAGGTCTTGTTGCTGTCGGTTCCGAGCTTGCTAATATCGCTCAAGAAGCCGGGGCGGTTGGTGATGGCGTTGAAGACATGCTTGACGTGGACGCTCTTTTGTCTGACATTGATAACATCAAAAATGCTGGTGCTGACGCGATTGGGGCTGTTGGTGATGCTGCCGGTGCTGCGGCTGGTGGCGCTGGTGCCGGTGCGAAAGATGCTGTAGCCGAGTTCTATAACAGTTTTGCCATAGAAGCGAAGAAACAGCAGGCAAAACTTCGTCTGACAAATCTTGGTGCTTCTGAGGGTCTTATACAAGCCATTCTTGGTTCTGGTGAGGATTGGCAACGCGTTTTCAATGACGTTGTGGCTCGCGGTATGGCCGGTGTTGCTGATGTGCAACGCATGTTTAGCGCTACGGCTGCCGGTTTTGATGAGGCTATGGCTCAATGGGAGAAAGAGTACGGGGAGCCTTTCCGCAAATTTAAAGAAGATGCGCTTGCTGCTCGTGACGCTCTTGTTGAGTTTACTAAAGAGATTGAGATTCTGCCTTCGGTTGCCGCAACTCTTGGCGAGTTTGAGCGCAACGCTGTAGACAATCTTGCTTCTATTGAGGAAAAACTTAAAGAGGCGTTTGATAACAAACAGTTGTTGCGTAATTCTTACGAGAACCTGGTTCAGTACGCCCGTGACGAATTCAATGTTTTGCGTCAGATTGAGCGTCAACGCGATGAGATTATTGCCCGCCGTGATGCTGCTGATGCGCTTATCAATTCGGTGCAAAGTTCTATCCGTGGCAGTGGTCGTCTTGTAAGCCTGTTTGGTGATGTTGAGAAGCAGTTACAGGGTGTTGATGTTGTTGCTTTTGCTACGCGTACTGTGTCGGCTGGCAGACAGCTTAAAGAGTTCCGTACCGCGCTGATAACTAACTTTGTTGAACCGATTGAGAAGGCCGGTTCAAAAGCTGACAAGCTTGTTTCTAGTTACCGTGCGGTTGTCGAGCGTACACGCGAGTTTGTTGAGAACTTGAAAACGTTACGATCTCTTGGTCTTGATCCAATGTTGTTTAATCAGCTTGTTGAGGCTGGTGTTGAGGCTGGCGGTGCGACCGCACAGGCTTTGGTTGAGGGTGGCTCTGACACAATCACTGAGTTGAATGGGTTGTTTAGGGAGCTTGACACTCTTGGTGCTGAGCTTGGTGAGAACACAGCGCAGGTTATGTTTGGTCAGGGTCAAAACTTTGTTAATGGCATTGTTGCTGGTTTGGAGGATCAGGCTGGCGAGTTGGAGATTTCTGCTCAGTCGATTGCGCAAGCTTTCACGACTACGTTTGAGCAGGTTCTTATTAGTGGTATTAATGCGGCTATTGATGCTGCTGAGGCCGCTTTGGCGCGTATGCCCCGCATTGAAGACTTTGTAGGCAATTTAAACTTTAATGGCGATGGCGATGGTAATGGCGGTCCCGGTACGCCTGCTTACGCGCAACCTGGATTCAGGCTTACGCCATTGCTACCAGATCGTAGGCCGACACAATCTGAAATTCGTGGTGCCGGAAGAATGACAACTCTCGAAGCTGGTTTGAGTGGCTTGTTTGCTTCTCCAATGCAACCGCAACGCTCACCTAATGTAAACATTTCTGGAACTCCCGTTTCTCGCGGAAATGTTACCTATAACGTATATAGTTCCGCTATTACGCCACGAACGTTCCAAAATAGTTTCACTACTGCGGCTAACCGTTCTGGGGCCGTGAGCACCAATCGTTCGGGTCAAGTGAATCGAAGTGTTCCCTAATGATGGTTCCAACACTTAAAGTAGAAATCGGGTTCAATCTTAGCGAAAACCCTATTGCCCCATTTTTTAAACTTGACGACCCAATACAAGGCGTTTTAGATAACGACATTTACCGTCTTGCGGGCACGTTGTTTTATGACGTAACCGATCAGGTTATTTCGGTTGATATTCAACGGGGTAAGTCGGCTATTTTGGGCGAGTTCCCGCCAGGTGAATGTAGTGTGACGTTTACTAACCATAACCGGTTTTTTGACCCGTTATTTGAGGCGTCACCGTATTACCCGGAGATTGTGCCTAGACGCGAACTACGTGTGACCTCTGGTAACGAGTTGGTGTTCTCTGGTTGGGTTGAAGATTGGGATTTGGATTATCAACCTAGTGGTGATTCGGTTGCGGTTGCTAAGGCTGTTGATGCGTTGAGCATTATGGCTAACCAAACACTTGACGGGTTTACGCCTTCCATTCAAAAAGCTGGGAATCGTATTGACGCGGTGTTAGATAGGCCTGAAATTGATTGGCCCTCCGCGTTGCGCGACCTGGACGCTGGCACGATTGATTTGGCGGCTAACCCGGTATCACAAGACACAGATGTTTTACAGTATTTGCAAAATGTTGCCGGTTCTGACCCTGGTTACGTATTCGTCACACGGGATGGCAAGTTTGCTTTCCGTGATCGTCGTAAAGCACCAACTTCAGCCGACCTTGTGCAATTTGGTGAGGGTGGTATCCCTGTTGCGAGTATTGCTATCACGTATGGGTCAGAGTTGTTGTTCAACCGTGTAACAGTGTCACGTCAAAATGGTGGGACTGCGATTGCTTCAGATATTGATTCGCAAGATAGTTACGGTATCCGTGACCTTGTGGTGTCTGAAACACAGTTGGCTTACGATGATGACCTTGTTGATTTTGCTGTCGGTTATGCTTCTTTATTTTCGAGACCTGAATACAGGTTTGATAACGTCAGTATTTCGTTGGAAAGCAAATCGCCGGCAAATCAAGCTTTGATTCTTGCTTTAGAAATTGGTGACATTTGTGAAATGAGGTTCACACCGAACAACATTCCACCACAGATTGTGCGTTACGTTGAAGTGCGCGAAATCAGTCACAACATTCAAACGTCTTCTCACACAGTTGAGCTTGGGTTTGATGAGACAAGGTACGCGCCTCTCATACTTGATGATGCAGTGTTCGGTAAACTAGATGTAGGCACTCTAAGCTGGTAAGGATTACTTATGCCCTATAAAACGTGGTCGGTCAATGAAATTTTGACTGCTGCTGACATGAATGATTATGTTGGCGATCAGGTCATTGCGACCTTTGCTGGTACGGCCGCACGGTCGTCTGCGATTGGTACACCGGTGGAAGGCCAGTTTGCTTTCATGCGGGATACGGATACGTTGACCTACTATACTGGTAGTAATTGGACGAATTTTTCCGCCGGTGGTGCTGGTGGTTTTGAGCAAAGTTTTCTTTTGATGGGAGCGTAACGGGATGGCTACGGTTTACAAGGTTTTGGGTCAGGTGGACCTTCAGGCGCAAACACTGACAACTCTTTACACTGTTCCTGCAAGCACTGAGGCTGTTATTTCTAGCGTTATTGTCGCTAATAGGGGTACTGCTTCAACTACTTTCCGTTTGGCTGTGCGACCCAACGGCGCTTCAGTTGCGGATCAACATTACATTGCTTACGATGTGCCGATTGCGGCGAATGATTCGACTACTCTCACATTGGGTTTGACTTTGGATGCTACTGATGTGTTGTCGGTGAACGCGGCTGGTACTGCTTCACGCTTGTCTTTCAATGCGTTCGGTGCTGAAGTAACCGTCTAGGGAGGGGTAACTCATGGCTGTTACTTCTATGCGTGCTAGTTCTGTTGCAAATTTTTCTAAGAGCAACAAAATTAGCGGTCAAGCAGGCCGCGTGGCGGCGATTGTGTCGGCTACTACCGGATCGCCTGGT